TGGGGAAGTGTTTCTAATTTACGATTCCTTCTTTCGAGTAAGAGAACAAAGTTTGGTAAATAATGAAAATCTAATTGCTTTTGACACTCAATTTGCTTACGAACGAAGTGGAACAGGATGGATACGATTAGGAACCGCTGTTTGGAGTGGAAATGATGCGAATTTTTTTTGGAGCTCAAATTATCGGGGAGCTAATCCGTATGAAACATTTTTTTATACGATAAACAATGTAGTAGCCGATAATATAAAGTTCCTTCCTGAAGGGTCTTCGACGTGGACTACTCTTCGACCGCAGCTTAATACCGGAGGAACCAATAGATTTTTGGAAACCTCCCGTATTTTATTACCTTTTAAGGATCGTTTAGTTGCTCTTAATACGGTGGAAGATGAAGGAGGAACCGATAGAAGTTATCCTAACCGGTGTCGATTTTCTCAAAATGGAGATCCTACGAACCCTGTTACTTCATGGATTGATGATACAGCAGGGCGTGGAGGATTTATAGATGCCCCTACCCAAGAACAAATAATCACTGCGGAATATATTAAAGATAGATTAATCGTTTATCTAGAACGCTCTACATGGGAACTGGCCTATACAGGAAATACAGCCCTTCCTTTTCGATGGCAACAAATTAACAATGAATTGGGGTGTGAAAGTTCTTTTTCGGTAGTAGGATTTGATAAAAGTGTACTGGGGGTAGGAAATGTAGGAGTTCATAGTTGTAATGGAGTGAATGTTGCAAGAATTGATGGAAAAATACCGAATGAAGTTTTTAATATTCATAATGGGAACGACGGACCTGAACGAGTATATGGGATAAGAGATTATTTTAATGAAGTGGTATATTGGACTTTTCCTGATGATACCGATAATCCTGTTTATCCTACCCGTATTTTTCTTTACAATTATCGCAATAATACGTGGGCTTTCTTCAACGATTCTTTCACCTGTTTCGGATATTATCAAAAAGACTCTGATTTAACATGGGCAACAGTGGAGGATATTTATCCTACATGGGCAGAATGGAATGATCCATGGGGGGCTCCTTTATTTCAATCTTCCTTTCCCGATATTGTAGCAGGAAATCAAGAAGGATTTGTTTTTGTTTTAGATAGCGGTTTATCTTCTAACTCCCAGTCTCTTTATATTACCGATATGAATTCCGGAAACTTTCGTCTCACTGTAATATCACATAATTTGAAAGTAGAAGACTATATTCTGGTAGAAGAAGCACAAGGGATTACTTCATTAAATAATACGGTCTTTCAAGTGCAACAAATTGTGGATTCGAATACTATTGTCCTCGATACCACTTTTATAGGCACTTATACGGGAGGAGGCAAACTAAGTCGGATTAGTAATCTAAAGATTCTTACGAAACAATTTAATCCCGGAACGCCGGTAGGTCAACAATTTCGAGTTCCTTATATGGATTTTCTTCTTAATCGTACCACTAAAGGTGAAATATCTCTCAACTATCTTATCGATACGGCCTCGGGAGACGCAATTCAAGATCAAGTTGGGAGTAATATTCTTCTGGGAAGTAATATTCTTTTTACGAAAGTAGAAGATACACAATCCTTTCAAGTAGCTCAGAAACAGATTTGGCATCGATATTATATTCAAGCGCAATCTCAATTTATTCAACTTCTATTATTTATGAGCGATATTCAAATGAGAGATCTGGAAATTTCTCAGACTGATTTTGAACTTCATGCAATGCTTTTCTATGCCGAACCTCAAGGAAGGATTATAGGATGAGTAGTTCGTTGCCCGGAAATCCTAATAATTTTATTCCTGAAAGTTATATTTTTCCTACCGATAATTTTGAAGAATACGATGTTAAGCTTAGACAATATCTCAACAATATTGCAGCGGCCGTAAACACAAAAGACAGTGGACTTTATACAGATGAAGAAGTAATAACCGGACAACAATTTCTTCCTACTTTTTCAACTTCTACCAGCACAAATTTAAATTATCGAAATGTTTCAAGAAAAGTTATTGATTTTGGAGCTCTTCCGGATGGTACTACTAAAAATGTGCCGCATGGAATTTCTACTACTCAAGACTTTTCTATTGTAAGATTATATGCAACGGCTACTCAACCTGGAATTTCTACTCTTCAAAGTGCTATTCCTCTTCCCTTTATAGATAGTAGTCCACCTTCTGATCATGTCCAATTAATGATGGATGCTACGAATATTTCTATTATAACACGGACCTCCAATTATATCTTATATACCCGATGTTTTGTAGTTGTAGAATATATAAAAGTAGTGTAAAAGAAAATCTATAGAGAGAGGCAATTATGGCATTCATGGATTTTTTATTTGGTAAAAGCTCCAAAACTAAAACAAAACCTATATTTAATCTCCAACAAGAAAATCTCCTTAATCAAATTTTAGGATCTATGGGAGGTCCATTAGGAAGTGGAATTCAAAATCTTCAAAATATTTTAGGAGGAGAAGAATCGAGCTTTGAAGCCTTCCAACGCCCTGCTCGAAGATATTTTGAACAGCAAACTCTTCCTACTATTGCAGAAAGATTTACAGGATCTTTTGGAGAAGGTTCACAGAGATCTTCTGCCTTTGGACAAGCTTTAGGAACCGCTGGAAGAGAATTAGAAGAGAATCTTTTTTCTCAAAGACTAGGAATGCAAAAAGATGCATTATCTCAATTATTACAACTCTTAGGTCCCGCTCTTTCTGCGCGTCAATATCAATATCAAAGACCCCGAGTTCCTGGATTTCTTGAAAATGTGGGAGTACCTTTGGCACAAGGAGCCGGTCAAGCTTTACCATTATTAGCATTAGCATAAGAGATTAATATGACGATTTATACTTCTCCTGAATTATTTGAAGATCCTACACCTTCTCCAGGGCAAAGATTTGGTAGTGCTATTGGACAAGGATTAAGTTCCGGTCTCCAACTTCTTGCTCAAGATAAAATAGAAAAAATGAAACATCAACGTCTAGAAAATCTTATTAGAGAGCTTTCGGGAGGGATACCTTCAGGAATAGAAGGAGCTCCTTCACAAGTTACTGGCGTTGGGGCCCCAATTTCAGATGAAGTTATTCTTTCAATAGGATCTCAAGATCCCAATCTTGCTCGTTTATTACAAGGACAAAAAGAATCTCAAATTAAACAAACAGAAGCTCGAGCTAAACGTGAATTTGAAAGGGCTAAACCTATTCTTTCCCGAGCCGATGAACGAGCTGAAATGATCTCTCAAAAAACGAGTGCTCTTTCCCTTATGGAAGATGCAGTTCAAGAAGGAAATTTGGGTTATTTTTCTCCAGATAACTTAGCCGAGCTTACGGGAATTGAAGGACTTCGAACTGCAAAAGGAGCTCAATTTATTTCTTCTGGGAAAGAATATTTTTTGGGATCTCTTAAAAGAGCTGGCACCCGTCCCAATCAATGGATCGAACAACAAATCCAAAAAATGCTACCTAAAATTGGAAGATCGGCGGCAGCTAATCTTACAGTACTTGAAGCTCTAAAAAGTGAGCTAGCTGTTGAAAATGCACAGCTTGATACTATTGATAGACTTTCACAAGAAGATGAAGAAAAGTTTGGATATGTTAAAGGAAATATTGGACAAAGAACTCGAAAAGAACTTAAAAGTTTTGCAGATAAAGAACAAAAAGATCTTGAAAGACGTTTACGTCAAATTCAAGCAGAAGCTGATGTTCTTCCTTCAGAAACTAAAAAAACAGAAGTGATTATGATTGATCCTCAGGGAAGAAGACGAGCAGTAGAAAAAAAAGATGTAAAAGCAGCCAAAAAAGCGGGGTATAAAATAATTCGATGAGCATCCCTTCTTTTGGAAGACCTCTAGATGAGGAAGTTGTAGAATTTGGAAGACCTTTAGAAGAAATTCCTTCTAAAAAAACTCGAGGACGTCCTGGAGCAGCAGGTAAAGCAGCTTTACGCGGACTTTTTAAAGCTGCTAAGGGTGTTGGGGAATTAATGCCTTTGATGCCAAAAGGACCCGTATCCGAAGAATTTCTTGAGGAAATGTTAGGAAAGTATTTAGAGGATCCGGAAGCAGGATTTGGCGAAAAAATAATTGAAAGAGGAGTAGAAACTCTTCCTTATCTTTTAGGAGGACCAGCAGGCATAGTTCCCAAATTAGGAAGAGCAGGACTCGCGTCTCTATTAGGACAAACTACTGAAGAATTAGGAGGAGGAGAATTAGCTCAAACAGGCGCAGAAATTTTAGGATTAGGCCTTCCGGGGCTTAGAAAAAAAATTGTTCCTCGAAGAGGACAAAAAGAAATAGTAAAAATGCTTCGAAGAAGAGGACTTTCTGAAAAAGAAATAGCTCCTCTCCTTCCTTCAGAAAGAAAAAGTTCTCTTTTAGGGAAAATAGGCACTCGAAATTTTCGAACACAAAAAGCAGCGAAAAGAACGAGGGAATCTTTAGGAAATTTATATGCTCAAATGACTGCAGAAGGAGAGAAACTTCCTATTCTTTCTTCAAATCGCGCATCTCTTTTAGAGTCTCAGTTACAAGAAAAAATCGAAAAAATGCCTTCAAGTATTAGGAGAGCCATCCAAGAAGATTTAGCCGATCTCTTTAAAAAGCCTGTAAAAGCAAATGATTTAATGAACTTTTGGCAAGATATTAACTCTCAAATAAATTGGAAGACGATAGGAGGAGGCAAAAAGAGATTAAATAGCCTCAAAGATGTTCTAAAAGAAGGGATAAAAGATATAAATCCTCAATTGGCAAGAGATTTTGAACTTACTAATCAGCAATTTTCTAAATTCAGTAAACTCTATAAAAATCTCAAACCTGAAAGTCTTGATAGATGGATGGCTTTAGGAGAAACGGGAGCTCTTTTAGGAGGATTATTTAAATTTGGTCCCAAAGCTGCTGCCGGAGTAATAGGAATTGATGCTGTTAGAAGATTATCTTCAGAAATGCTCATTAATCCAAGACTTCAAAATCTTGCTTCTCAGATGGGAAGAGCTCTTAATAACAATAAAATAGCGCTAGCCAAGAAAATTCAAGAACAAATGCTTAAAGAACTTAAAAAAGAAGGAATTAAATTACCTATCAGTCGCATCCCCAATAATCTCTAACAAAGCATTCCATCCCATCCATACAAGAGGGATAAAAAAACATACTAAAAATACTCCAATAATTCCCATTCTAATTCTCCTTATTTTTTCGTTTCTATTTTAATGAATTTATCTTCTCCTTTTTCAATTTTTTGAACCTTTTCAATTAGAATACGATTCACAAAAACTCCAAGAGGAGTGTTAGTAAGAGCAGCATACCCTTTGATTTTGGATTTTAATTCTTCGGAAATCTTAACCGTTAATAGTTTATTTTTAGGACCATGCATATCTTACTTTCTGTTTTTCTGTATAATATCACATAAAATACATTAAATGCACGACTTAAAATTATTTATTATATTAATAAGAAGAAAATGACAAACCGTTTTTTAAGGACAATCACATGGCTAAAAGAACTAAATCTTATGGATTAAATAATCCTCTTCAAGACACTTTCCCAGTACCAGTTGTAGCTCAACGCGCTCCAACTGCTAATGATACAATTTTTGAAATCGGACAACTATGGGTAAATAAAACATCTACACAGATTTATGGACTCAGCTCAGTTGTTTCTGGATCTGCAATATGGACTCTTTTAGGTGTTGGAACCTCTGATCTGGAGACACTTACTGGAGATACCGGAGGGGCTCTTTCTCCTACAGCTGCCAATATTAATATTTTAGGAGGAGATGGTCTTACAATAAACGGGGCCGGATCTACCTTAACTGTTAACCGAGATGCTAGTGGCTTTCCAATTACTCCCTTTGTAGTAGGAATTTCGGGGGAAGCAGGTTATCAAACTATTCAAGCTGGTTTAGATGCAGCTAATGCAGCTGGAGGAGGATTAGTTTTTGTTCAACCAGGAACTTATAACGAAAATTTAACTCTTTATTCTAATGTAGATATTGACGGAGGTATTTTTAGTGGTCCTACTATAACAGGAGTCCATATCCCTCCGACTTCAGGAAGTGTAACTTTTAAGAATTGTACCCTCACTAGTCCTACCAGTCTTTTTAATAGTGCAATAGCAGGCACCACAGATATTACGGTTGAAACTTGTGTTCTTAGTGTTGCTAATGGGTATGTTTATGATCTTTTAAATTGGACAGGTAATCTTTTGATTGATGATTGTGGATCGGTTAGCACGAATGACGGAGTAATTAATAATACTGGAGGATCCTTTGTAAAACTTACAGATGCTACCCTCGGAGCTGGGACTGGAAATATTTTTACTTACTCCGGAGGATCTTTAATTATGGAAGGAGCGGTTCTTCAATGTCCTTCTACCTTAGGAACTGGCTCTACTTCTGCTATAAGATTGGGAAGTGTAATAACAGCTACTCTCACAACAACAAATGATTCTATTGTTTCAATAAGTAATTCTACTTTAAGCACTGGAGCGACACCTGCGATTTCTCATGGATCTACCGGAACTTTTTCTCTTTCTACTTCTACACTTAACAGTTCAAATAGTCCTGCAATCGATGGAACGGGAGCCGGAATATTGACTCTCAGTGGAGTAGATTTTTTAAATGATTTCACTCTTGCCGGAACTTTAACTATTACAGGAGGAAATACTAAATCTGGAACATTTGAAACAGCCAATACAACCACAGGATTACAAATTTTTTCCAATAGTATTATAGCGGAGGGAACCGCTGCGAATATTCCTATAAATATATCTCCAAAAGGAATCGGTGATCTATTAGTCAATAGAAATCTGTTATTACCTACTGCAGCTACTCAACTTCAAGTTCAAGGAGGAGCAGCTACTGATTTCATTGGACAAGCAACTTTAGTCGCAGGAACGGTAACTGTAGCCAATACTAATATAGCAGCAACCGATAAAATACTAGTGACTAGAGAAGGAGTAGGAGCCTCAACGGCTCTAGGAGTACTGGATATAAGTATTACGGCTTCTACTAGCTTTACTATTACCGCATTGCAACCCGGTACTCCCGGTTCTACTCAAACGGGCGATGTTTCAATAGTTAACTACTTTATAGTCCGTCAACTTTAAGGATAAATTATGACATTTGGAACACGCGTAGTATTTGATGAAATAAGAGAATTAAATGCGGGGAGCATTTCTGGAAGTTTTGCGAATTTAGGATCTCCACTTATAGATCATGGTCGATTAATTAGTATTACCAACTCTACAGGCGCAGAAGTATATATTTCTTTTGATGGAATAGATAATAATCTTCGACTTTCTTCTAATTCTTTTAAACTTTTGGATCTTTGCACCAATAAAAGTAAAGACACAGGACTTTTCTTAAGTGTAGGAACTCAAATCCACGTGAAATTTGTAAGTACTACTTCCGCTATTGGAGCTGTATGGGTAGAAATTATGTATGGTGAAGGAGGAAAATAATGTCTCAACAAGGAGCGCTCGGCGATAGTATTCCTCCTCCTCCTCTAATAGAAACATGGACTGAAGTGACACTAGGGGGACCTACGCAAATGGAAGTGAATAATGGATACATTCCCAATAATGCAGGTGTGGTAGGACTTACTCTTCCGGTCACAGCTATCCTAGGAGATGTCATAAAAGTAGATGGAAAGGGAGCCGGCGGATGGAATATATTACAAAATGCTGGTCAAACCATTCATTTTCTTTCCCAAGATACTACCAGTGGCGCAGGAGGAAGCTTATCATCTACAAATAGATATAATTGTATCACATTAAGATGCATTACATCTAATACCGATTTCGTGGTGGAAGCAATAACAGGAAATCTAACGGTAGTGTAATGGGAAATACCCCTTTAAGAAAATCTCCTCTTCAACTCCCAACAAATTCTGCAGAATTTTTAAGAACTTTTGTATTCGATCGAGCTCCTCTCTCCACTGATTTTAGGAATTTTAAGATATCCGATTTATGGATACAGAGAAATCCCGGGGGATCTCCCGACTATGGATATTTTGTATTAGTAGATAAGCCCCAACAATCGGGGGTATGGATTGATTTAGGAGGAAAAACTCTCGGAGATGTTCAAACTCTTACCGGAGATTCGGGAGGAGCCGTTCCTCCTGATACTAATGGTAATATTAATGTATTAGGAGGGACGCGAGTTGAAGTCTCAGGGGATCCAGGCACTAATACTCTTACCTGGAATGTCACGGGAACAGATTTTAACTGGCAAGTAGACACCACTACTCCTATTTTGTTAGTGTCCCAGATAGGAAATATTGAAAACAGTGGATCCCAAATTGTTTATAATCTTCCGAATACATGTGAAATCGGGGACACATTTGCGATTGTGGCTACTACTTCCAATGGTTTCCAAGTAGATGCTAACCCGGGGCAAACTATGAGATACGGTAATCAATTAACAACCGATGGAGGGACGATTACTTCTACTTCTGTCGGAGACGTCTTATCTTTCTTATGCACCACCACCGATACGCAATTTGTAGTATTGAATTCTATAGGAAATTTAACGGTAGGATAAAATGGTTTCTCAAAATGATATAAATAATACAGTTCAAGATAATAATTTTTCCGTAAATTTATCTACCCCCGGAAATGGTGTTACTTCTGCGACCAATCACACGGATAATACCGATAGTAATTCTAATGCAGAAAATCTTATTTCTTCGGGAGGAATTTCCGGAGGAGATGCTTTCACTAGATTCAATATTTCTTCTACTCAATCTTATTCTTTAGGAATAGATAACAGTGATTCAGATAATCTAAAAATTACAAACGGTATTTCTCCCTCTTCAGGAACTACCTTTATGAATATGGATTCTATTGGAAGATTTAATTGGCCCACTCAACCAGCATTTAGTGCATTTCGATCATCTGATGTTAACGGTATAACAGGAGATGGAACCAATCATACTATTATTTTTGATTCGGAAAGGTTTGATATTGGAGGAAACTTTAATACCAGTACGGGAGCTTTCACAGCTCCGATAGCAGGGATATATTTTATTAAAACTGCTCTTGTTTTACTAAATGTTTTTGATGCTGGATTCACCATAGGAAATGCTGTATTTGACTTTACTCCCGGTACTCCCGATTTATTTTGGGGAATGAGTCCTATTTCTGTCACCCAAGGTAATGGAGGTTTTGCTTTGCAGGGTTCCAATATAGTTCAAATGAACGGCGGCGACTCAGTAGTAGTAATAGTCTCTGTATCGGGAGGAGGACTAACAGTAAATTTAGGTGGAGGCCCGCTGGGAGGATCTACGCGATTTCAAGGATGGTTATTAGGATAAATTATGACACAAAATGCAATAGATAACACAGCTTCTTCCATGGATATTTCTAATATAAATATCGCAGGAAATACTATTAGTTCCACAGATACTGATGGAAATGTAGTAATTTCTCCCGATGGAACAGGAATAATATCTGCTACAAAAGGTATAAGTTTTGATGGAGGAACAAATTCTTTATCTTTTTATGAAGAAGGAACATGGACTCCTGGACTCACGTTTGGTGGAGGAGCAGGAGGTATATCCTATTCAACTCAAGGAGGAGTGTATACGCGAATAGGAAATATTTGTTATGTATGTCATTCTATTCAGCTCACAAGTAAAGGAGGTTCACAAGGAATAGCCGAACTCACCGGTCTTCCTTTTACGGTGGAAGCGGGGAAACCGTTTGCCACCAGTGCTCAACGCTCTATTAATATTATTTTAGGGGCTGGCTATTTTAGAATGCATTATGTTCCGGCTCAAGGAAGCACTACCGCTTTTATTAATGAATCGGGAGGAAATCTTGCGGAGCTCTCTCTCACAGATACATCTTTTACTAGCACAAGTAATTTGAGCGGTAATTTCTTTTATTTTATTCCTTAGGACACGATATTTTATAATATCCTATTCCTTTGTTATTCTTAATATATTTATCTACTTCTATCCCATCACTGCGCATTTTCTCAATATTATATATAGTTCTAGGAGAACATCTAGTAATATAATATCCATTGCATGTAAAGTTCCCATCATCTCCATACTCTATAATCTTAGCCCTCAATTCTTTTTTTTTAGTGTGTGCAGCTTTTTCTACTTCATTATGATCGCTATACTCGAAAAGAATAGATTTAAGCTCGGGATCATCTAGATGAATATAATCTTTTTCGGAAGGTTTAGGAGGAAGTCCCATTTGAACTCTTCTCCAAAACTCTTCCGCCTTTTCTTTCATTTCTTGTTGAAGAGTAGGGTGAGCAAACGCTTCCACTGTAATACATTCTTCATTTCTATAATCCCATATGGCAATAAAAGATCTGACGGGGTTACAAAGCATAATTTGCCATTGAATTTGATGAAGCCAATAGAGAGGAATATTTCGATTTTCTTTAGCTTTATCTAAAATATTTTCACTTACGGGACATTTTATTTCTGCAAGTACTTTTTTCTCGGAATCATAGCCGTCTAGAGATGCTTTAAAATAAGAATTTTTCATATCTTCTACACAGAGAGGTTCCAGATTAAGATCATGATTTTTATTAAGCCATTCGCGAGCTTTGCTTTCGTTCTTAATCCCATGCGCCATCGGGAAAGTTATAGAATCTTCTCCCTTAAAACCACATTTTTCATCCCATAAAGTGAGCATTGTCTTATACATATTACTCCCCATGAGTATCCCGATATCAGAGGCTCCTACCCCATTTCTTCTCCACTCTAGCCAATCTTTTCCAGATTGACCTTCCATAAATGATATTATTTTCATGATGTATGTCCAAAATCAAAAACTGCTGGGTCTTCTTTTTTATTTTCTTTATTTTTAGAAGAAGGAGAAAAAGATATCGATTGACAAGTAATGGACATATCAATTGCAATATCTCCTTTTTTATTCTGATAAGTAGTAGGAGCATTTAAATCTCCAACTATAGTAACACAGCTTCCTTTTTTAATATAAGAAAGAATAGAGGCGCACGTTTCTTCCCAACAGTTGATTTTGTACCATAAAGTTAGAATTTCTCCTCCTTTTTTTACATTGATTCCCACGGGAAAAACGGTTATTTTTTTTCCTCCGGCAGTAAATTTTTCTTCTGGAGCTCTTCCTACGAAGCCAGTTATAAATATTTTTTGCATATTATTCCTCTTTTACTCTTTTGATATCCCGAATTCTTTCTACACATTTTAAATAATTTTTAGAATGAAGATCCGCAATCTTTTGAATATTAAATCCTTTCAAAAGACTCTCAAGAATATCCGGATGAGAAGAAAGTTCTTCTCCTAGCACTTGAAGTTGAGCTTTGCTAATCTTGGAATAATCTTCTTCGGAAGTACTCTTGCCATTTCTAGGATCTTTCATCGCTACTTCCCCATCATCATCCTCATCGCTGGCTACTACTCCGGTGAGAGCTGAGTACATATACCGGCGAAGATAAGTAAGATAACTTCCCATGGTTTGAATATCCGCCTTAGGAGGCTTTACTTGCATATTAGATTCGATCCACTGCCCCGAAGAATGGCAGAGGCGTGTATACAAAAATATATTTCCTGAATCTTTAGTCACCGTTCGTTGGATGACGCAAATCCCATTCTTTGCAAGAAAAGGTCTCGAAGCTTTTACGACAGAAGCAAGATCCGCATAACGACTTTTAAAATAAGGATTTATACTATCGGTACGGGCCACTTCCATCTCCAATTGAGATTTAGCAAGAGCCTCAAAAAGTTTAGAGAGTTCAGGAGATTCACTTTGAGGAGTAATAGGGATTTCTTCTTTGGGTGATTTGACTAATTCAATGTTAGGAGAAATAGACATGATTGTTCCTTTGGTAGAGAGTGTGTGAGAGAATAATTTTTTTGTATTAGAAAAGTTTATCTTCTAAAATATCGTATAGGTTCTTTTTCATTTCTTGAGTAGATTCATTAACTTCCTTCTCGACTTCCCGATGATGCATTACATCTACGTCAGATACTGTCATATTTTTAATTTCTTCCATCTGATCATCCATAGATTTATTAAAAATAAGATATTTCATACTATTTAAAATAGTCTCTTTACACACACTGTTGAGGCTGCAAAAGAGCTGTTCATAAAGAGCAAAAATAGCGTCCTCTTCAGAAGAGAAAAAAGTGTTTATTTCTTCTTCCTCTGGGAAAATAGAGTCTAGATAGGAAGGTACATATTGATTTAACATGGTATGGTTGTCCTGGTTAAGGGTTGTCATAAATTTAATCTTAGTATATCATGTCATATGATATTAAAGTCAAGAGAAAATATGTGATTTATGGAAAAAAATGATATTTCAGCAGAAGATTTAAAGATTTTACGAAGGTTTATGAAATCTAAAAATATAACGTATAAGGAACTGAGTAAAGAAATGAATTATAGTGCACCTCATGTTATTAAAGTTTTTAACGGCGCGTGTGGAATCTCTAAAAAATTTATATCTTGCTTAGTGAAAGCGTTACAACGCATTCTTCAAAAAGATCTTATAGAATTTTATAAACTTATGAAAAATACTTCCTGGAAAACATTTGACTGGAATTAAGTAGAAATCCTCTGGAATAAGTCCTCAAAAAAACGGCGCTAAATCTTCTGAAATAGCGCCGTGACAAACCCTCTCCCAACAACCACGCAAAGGAGAAAGATAAAAAAACCCTACCATACCGCAAGATTGTTTGGTAGATTAAAAATAAAAAAGAGAGGTTCTTTCGAGCCCCTCTTTTGAGTAAAATCCACACCAAAGGATAAACTTATGAGTGAGCATACTACTTCCATCCATTTAAGTGAAGAGTCTAGTGAATTAAAAAAAAACATTTACAATTCTCCTAAAGAAAAAAGAAACTATTGGTTTTTCGATGCCGATTTACGAAAAAAACATGGTTTGTCTCTGAGTGAAACAGTTTTCTTGGCAATGATCCAACAGCTTCAATGTATAAAAGACGGTTTCTGTAGAGCTAAAAATTATTACTTTATCGAGAATATGGGCATTAGTGATGAATGGATTAGGCTTACACTTATTAAATTTCAAAAGATGGGACTGTTGTGGTATCATACTTATAATACTAAAAATGGAATGCGTAGACATATTGTCACGAGTGAGTCCATTAGACTTTATCAATCCTACTTAAAATCTTATAAAAGTTGGACTCTTCTTAAAAAATTCCAACAAGAATTTGCTCTCATTCCTAGATCCTCTGATCCTTCGAGTTCTTTCCCTCAAAAACATCAACAAGAAAGTCAAACCGTTAATACTTTTTCCCTTAAAGGCCCTTCTGATAGACCACCCCAAATATCTGGGGATGACCCACCCCAAAATTCTGGGGGTGCTATAAATACTACGTATTTACCTAACAGAAAAAACGACGTTACATGTAAGAAACCGAATGAAGAAGGAAAAGAACCAAAGAGAGACGCCGCCGCTTTTTCTTTAAATTTAAAAAAAGAGTTAGAAGAATCTTTTCCAATTCAAGAAGCGGAAATAGGAATGAAATGGTATGAAATGCAATCTTCTCAAAAAAAAGGACGTATGAAAAAGCCTATAGCGTGCATTATCAAAGCTATTACAGAGGGATACGCTCATAAAGAAGTTTCAGAAAATAATTCACGGATTTCTTGTCATCTAGAAGAAAATCAGCAACACCAACTTAAGAAACACAAGAAGAAAAAAGAAAGTGAATCAAATAAAATGCTAGCTAAGCAGCTTGTGATTAAGTTTTCTCACCTTGAAGGATGGAGACACAAAATGGATAGCACCTGTTTTGTTGTTTATAATGATAGCGTGGAAAAATTTCGAGATGAAAATACGGGTGCGTGTATATGTTATATGCCCGATGGAAGTAAAAGATTTGGAGCGCCGGCAGTTAGAGTGGAATATGATATATCTCCCCACCAGTTCAGAACCACCCTTAAGGAATTCTTATTTCAATCTCAGTGGACTCCTCATTGGGCAAAAGCAAAAAAACAAGCATGACAAGAAAATTAACTATATTTTTTAATTCAAATATTGATAGACACCTTATTCCTTTTGGTAAGGAAGAAATTCTCTATTACTTGGATAACTTACAGTTTGAATCTAGGATAAATATCCATCCAGATATCGGAGAAATCTTTGAAGAAGGATTTTATGATTGTTTATGAAATACCGGGGAATCCCATAGCATTAAAAAGACATCGGCACTCGGGGAAAAAGTGTTATGATTCGCAGAAGAAGGAAAAAGAAACAGCACAGTGGCACATGCAAACCCTTGTTAATGGCCTTTTCCCGGCCCACAGTGCGATAAAGCTTGTGGTGGAATACCATATGCCTATTCCTCAAAGTTATTCGAAAAAAAGGACTAAAGAATGTCTTTTAGGGCCTCATGCAAAAAAACCCGATCTTTCTAATTTGATAAAATTTACTGAAGATACTTTTAATGGAATAGTATGGAAAGACGATTCTCTTATCAGTGAGATAGAGGCCCGTAAGTTTTATTCCCAAACTCCTAAGACTGTTTTCAAAATAGAAGATGTTTCTTATAAATACTTTGGAAAAAAAAATGATAAGAAGAATGCCCTGGGGATGGAGAAATATTAAAAGAGTTCCATTAGAAAAAAATGAGATTTATTTCGCGCACTGTGATGAATACGGAAGAGGAATAATAGGAAAAAGGGAGGGGACATGGTTTTTCATTCAGGGTAGAAGAAGTTCTTGTGTATTTCTTCCGGTTCATCTCCTTAAAAATATTTTTTGCTTATATCCTCTCCACAAAGATTAGGGGTAATATAATTTTTCTTTTATTAAATCTTGAATTAATGAGGGGCATTATATAAAAGAAATTTAAGAAGAACAACCCTTTTTTTATGAGGCGATGGCTCACGAAATTTCCGTTTCTAAAGAATATATTGACACAGTTTGTGAATGGCTCGAGACATGGTCTGACCAACAAGATAGTTGGGCTATCCCTCAATTTCTTAAAAAACATGGGCTCGGATGGACTTACTTACAGTCTATGATGGAGATTTGTCCACAGTTACATCATGTATTTGAAGTGACAGTCTCGGGTCTTTGTTCTAAATGGCTTCTTTATGCGATGGAAAAAAAAGATCTTCCTCAGCATATGCAAAAAGTTCTCATGAAATATCTCAGGGTCTACGATAACCACGCATACTCGGTAGACCAAGAAGCTAAAAAAGAAGTAGCTCAACACACTAAATTTGCCGTGACAAACTATGCAATCGAAGACTATTCAAAAGAAAGACTTGAAGGACTTTATCAGCGCCTCTACGATGAAAACGTTAACAAGCGTCGAAGTCGAAAGACGTCTGAATGAGTATAAACCTAGGTCATATCAATCTCCTATTTTAAAGGCATTAGATGCGGGCTATAAACGAGTGCTCGCTATCCTTCCACGTCGGTCAGGAAAAGATATTACTGCATTAAATTATGTTATCCGACAGATGTGGGAAAAGCCTGGTGTGTATTATTATATTTTTCCTACTTATGCGCAAGCAAAAAAAGTAATATGGGATTCGATTACCAATTCAGGAAAAAGAATCCTAGATTATTTTCCAAAAGAACTCGTTCTTCAGCTTAATTCTCAAGAAATGAAAATCCGAATGATAGCAAAGAATGGCACAACTTCTCTTTTCCAGCTTATTGGCTCGGATAATTATGATTCTCTTATGGGAACTAACCCTCGAGGATGCGTTTTCTCGGAATATGCGCTACAAGATCCTTTAGCCTATCAATACATACGTCCGATTCTAACGGCCAATGGGGGTTGGGCCCTTTTCATTTCCACTCCTCGCGGTAAAAACCATTTATGGACCTTATATCAACTTTCCAAAGAATCTCCTGATTGGTTTTCTTATAAGCTTACTCTTGAAGATACTTCTCATATTTCTCTTCGGGAAATAGAAAAAGAAAGAAGAGAAGGACTCATGTCGGAAGATATGATACAGCAAGAGTATTATACCTCTTTTGAGATGGGAATTGAAGGTTCTTATTATAATAAATATATTGATCGATGCAAAAGAAACGATAGAATTGGGACTGTTCCTTGGGAATCTGGATTCAAAGTTCACACAGCATGGGATATTGGTATACGAGATCAAACTTCTATTATTTTCTTTCAAAATATTGGACAAACGGTGCGCATTATTGATTGCTATGAAAATAGTAAGCACGGAATTGAACATTATGCCGAGATTTTATCTAATAAACCTTATCTCTATGGAACTCATATTGGTCCTCATGATATTCGCGTAAAAGAATGGGGATCGGGAATCACACGATTTGAAAAAGCGCGTCAGCTCGGAATCAGTTTTACCGTAGCTCCAAATTATGAAATCCCTGATGGAATTGAAGCATGTCGTTCTCTTTTTTCTAAGATATGGATAGATGGAGAAAAATGTTCAGACCTAATTAAATCTCTAGAAAACTATAGGCAAGAATATGACTCGAAGAAAAAAGTTTATTTACCGCGCCCTCTTCACGATTGGAGCTCTCATTATGCTGACGCTTATCGGTATCTTGCGGTTTCATTATCTAAAACATCCGACTCTCTAAGCGCCGAAGAATTAGAAACAAAATATCAGGAAGCTTATTATGGATCCCACTCTAACCTCCCGGAATTTTTTAGAGACACTAATATCCAGGGGACTTATTAAATGACATTGTTTCCTCAACTTGACAGCGATTTTTATTCTTACCAGACCGACAGAGATAAAGACATCAAGACACGGATGGAACAGACTTATGCTAACAGTATAACGATAAATCAGTCTTTTTGGAGCGAAGCCGACATAGACTCTAGATTTAAGGCAGGAGATCAAACCCTTTGGAATGACATTTATGGAAACCTTCCGGCTTTTAGAAAAAGAGTATTTAATTTTAACAGAATAAGACGTGTTTGCAACATGATTACTGGATATCAGCGTCGGAATCGGAAGTCATCTGTTGCCACCCCGGTTGAAAATTCGGATCAAGACACCGCCGATCAGTTTTCTAAGATACTGCTCTGGGCAATGAATAAGGATAATACTCTAGAAACAATTTCCCAGGCTTTTGATGGGTGTGTAACCACGGGAATGAATCTTTTATCAGTGTGGATGGATTATCGCGAAGATCCCATAAATGGAGATATTAGGGTAGATAATGTCTCTTACAATGGATATTTGATAGACCCATTTTTTAAAAAGCATGATTTAAGCGACTGCAATTATATATGGACTAGAAAATGGCTCACTAAGACGCAAATCAAATCTCTTCTTCCCGAAAGAAAAGGAGAAGTAGAAAAGCTATATGCGCGAGGAAATAGGGATGGAAAGTTTCAGTTCATGCCTGAAGCCTATAATTATGGTATGAAGGATCTTCTCACTTATGACGAATATTGGTATAGAGATTATCGAGTACAACAGCTTCTGGTAGATGTAAAGACCGGAGAAACCATGGAATGGAGGGGAAAAGATGAAGATCTAGAGATGTTTTTGTCTAAATTCCCTGAAATAACCGTTATCGACAATCAGGTTCAAACTACTAAATTAGCTATCGTGGTGCAGGGAGTGGTAATGTACCACGGTCCTAATCCTATGGGAATCGATCCTTATCCCTTTGTCCCGGTATTAGGTTATTATGATCCCCAGATTCCATATTTTCCGTGGAGAATTCAAGGGGTAGTACGAGGACTTAGAGATGCTCAATATCTATATAATCGACGTAAAGTTATTGAGTTAGATATCCTAGAGTCTCAAATAAATTCCGGATGGAAATATAAAGCTGATTCGTTAGTAAACCCCAAAGATGTTTTCCTTCAAGGACAGGGTAGAGGACTAGCTATCAAACAAGATGCTCAGATGTCCGATGTAGAACAGATACAACCCCCTTCAGTTCCTCCTTCTATGATCGAACTTTCTAAGATTCTGGGGGAGGAAATCCAGCAAATCTCTGGAGTCAATGAAGAGCTTTTGGGAAGTGCTCAAGATGATAAAGCAGGAATTCTCTCCATGCTTCGTCAGGGAGCTGGGCTCACTACACTTCAAACTTTATTTGATCAGCTGGACTTTTCTCAGAAAACCCTAGGGCGTCTTTTTATGGACTTAATCCAAACGAATTTTTCTCCAGGGAAAATCAAAAGGATTGTAGGAGAAGAACCCTCTCCTCAGTTTTATTCTAAAGCCTTCGGTAAATACGATGTAGCGATCGAAGAGGGAAGCAATACTCCCACTCAAAAGCAAATGGAGTTCCAACAGCTTATTGCGCTTAGGGAACTCGGTCTACCAATTCCTACTAATATTCTTTTGGAGGCATCTTCGCTTCAAAACAAAAATGAGCTCGTGGAAGCAATGGGGCAACAAGAGAAAGAGCAATCTCAGATTCAACAAACGCAGCTTCAGCTGGCTTTAGAGTCTGAGAAGGCTAAGATAAAAGACCTCGAGTCACGGGCCGAGGCAAATACGGGACTGGGGCTAGAAAGAGCCTCCCGTGTGCAAGAAAATCGTGCTCTAGCCGTTGAAAGGCTAGCCGAATCTGAAAAAGATAGAGATCTAGGCACTCTTCATCTAGTTAAAGCTATGAAAGAACTAGAAGGAATGGATTTAGAGCAGATAGAAAAAATGCTCAAACTTTCGGAATATATTAAAGGGAGACAATCCCCTGAATCCATCAAAGAAGAAGCACAAGTACAAACACCAAACATAGAAGAACTTGCTGTAATGGCAAAAGGAGAAAAAAATGGCTGAAAAATACTATCAAACCCGAAAAGACCGCAAACATGAAAGTCGCGGAATGAAAGATTACTATGGAAATAAAGGAGAAAAAATGTCTCCTCGTTATGAGAGAGAACATAAAGGAAGCATGGATTCCGGTTATATGGGAATGCTTTCTGAAGATCCCCACGCTCCTGCCAACCTTCCTCAGGAAGTAGTACATCACTATTATCCTACAGGAGATTATCTTGATAATTATTATCTTGACGACACCATTAAAGGGATTGATGAAAGTATAGATGATAGTATCGATAGAATCGATCGCCATCAATCAGAGAGCATGTATTAATCATGACAATGCCTCGACCATCAGGGAAAGCTCAAAAAATTGCTGAACAAACGGTTCCGGGCTTGAATAGGAATCAAAGAGGAGACTTTCGAAAAAAGTCTAAAGGCATTCCTAATGATGAAGTGGAATTAAAGATAGTTAACATTAATGAAAATAGAGGAAGATCTTACAATGAAAAGAAAAATACAGGGATATAAGGATCGTCGTGATGAGTCTTTAGGAGAAAGACGCGGCCCTGAAAGAAAGTTTCATCAAAGTCTAAAAGACAGAAGAGACGAAACTCGAGGAATGGAAAAACATGAAAAAAATCATTCTTATGGGAATCCTCACGAGATGGATGAACACGATCAGAAAAGAATGCATCACCATATGATGGAAGCCCACCATAAATTTATGGCACATCACCATCGTCGTAATATGAATAAGAAATAATTTTGTGATAAATTTTCACACTAGGAAGTAATCGAAAGAAAGCTTCCTAGTTTAGGGAGAAAAAATATGCCATTCAAATCAAAAAGTCAAAGAGCATGGATGCATGCCAATAAACCTAAATTAGCTAAAAAGTTTGAAGCGCATACTCCCAAGGGTAAAAAACTCCCCAAGAAACTTCCGAAGAGGAAAAATAAATGACTTGGCACTCTTTCCCTCATCTTCCTGAAGAAGGAGCGCATATTATTGCTCTCTACAAAGGATGTAAAAAGGGAAACTACTTTGAAATGAAGATAAGAGAAGGAGAAGGATTCTCTCATATAGAAAAGTGGTGCTATTATGAAGATTATGAAGAATTAATGAAAAGAAAAATTTTAAGTGGAAAAGATATTTAAATATTGGGAAAGATTCCCTTTTAATGAGAAAGAATTATGAATATAATAGAATGGTTAATTAATATGACAAATAAACTAATTAAACATTTGAAAGGATATATTAAAAGATATAAAAAGGAAATTAAAGAAGATAAAGAATTTACTAAAGATTTAAAGGAGAAAAAAAATGGCCCCAAAAAGAAAAAAACGGGTGGTAAAGAATGCGAAGAAAACAAAACGAGTAAAAATCGGAAAAGGACTCTCTATAAAACGCGGTCAAGAAGAAAAATTGTCAAAAAAGCCGGGAAGCAGTAATATCGGAAGGTACAAAAACGTCGCTAAAAAAGATTTTTGTGGACCCCGTGGAGGAGCAGCTCCTGGTACCTATCCTATTAATACACCCAAAAGAGCGCGCGCGGCTCTTGCTTATGCTCATAATGCTCCTAATCCCTCGGGGATAAAAGCCTGTGTAAAAAGAAAATATGGAAAGAAAATAAAAATTAAAAAATAATATAAATATTCCATCATATCTTTAACCAGAAAATGCATGCATTAGATCTTCTTTTATTTCTTCTACCACTTCATCAGGAATTTCTTTCATATGAAATTCGATGATATCTACCACTTCATATAAGGTATAAGAAGGATCAGCTAAAAGATAGTCTAAAATATTTTCTTTCATTATTATTCCCTTCCTTTTTCTTTAGAAGTATCAGTATCTAAATTTGGTTTTGGATGAAAATATTTCCAGCGGTCCTTAAGAATTTGAGGCCAGTGTAGGTCCCAATTCAAATCTGTTTCATCATTTATTCCAAAAAGTTCCTCAAATTTTTCGATTTCTTTTTTATAAACTTCATGAGAGACGATTTTATGTTTCCTTCTGTCCTCAATGTTCTCTCGCGCTTTTTCATATCGCTCGGAAATTATGGTTTCTATTTCAAGAAATAGACTGTCAAGTGACGTAGATAGATCCTGATTATGCAAGTTTGATTTATCCTCTTCTATCACTTTTTTACATCTTTTGTGGATTACAACAGCCATTTCCAAATCTAATTTTATTTCATTAAGATGAAAAGAAGAGTTCCTATATGGATCAGCAATCATATTATTCTCATCAGTTAAAGAAGAAAGGGCAATATAATCAAATACTGTGCCCGAAGGAGATCTACAGGGTACATCCATCATACATGCAGAAATAGGACAAGTAAAATTCTCTAAAATCCTATCATCAGAATAGGAAAAAGTGAGAGCTTCTTTAAGAGTTTCATTAATTTTAAAATCTTTCCATCTTTCAAACGATTGAGACCTCTCTGTGATAATTCCATGAATATAACCCGCTCCTATTCCTCCCGTTATGAACCCAAATATGGTTCCTATAACTAGATTCCATGAAGAATCCGAGTCTTCAACTATTTTATAACCTAGCTTGGCTCCCATGAATGCACCAGTGGCGATCGAAATTATTGCCGATGTGATAGAGAAAGAAGAATCCGAATCAGGATATTTTATATATTCCCAATGCCTCCTTATACGATCCCATCCCCCGTTGGTATATCTAGCCGAAATATTTTTATAGTAAAGAACGCGTTCGTCAGACGATCTTAAAGAAGAAGGAATAAAAGTTAAAACATCCGACATTTTTGGAATCCTTTCTGTACTAATTTAGTTAAGTAATAAGGAATTACAATTCCGCACATAATATATTTTAATATGTTTATTATCTTTAAAATTGATTCGGAAGATGGATCAGGAGGAAGGTTTTTAGAAATTTCCTTCCACTTTCTTTCGCTGGTTTTGGCACTTCTTGAAGGATGATAACTTCTAAAAGAAAAAACTTCCAAATATCTTAGAGATTTTATAAATCCTTGCTGGAACTCTAGGGACATATTGGATACATTCGCAGGTAAGTCCAACATCTTTTTCCCCCACATATAACAACCAGTATTCACAAGTAGAGTAGGAGGATAAGAACGCATGAAAGGGAGTTTGTTCATCTGGATCGATAAAGGTATTTTGTCCATCAGGTCTCCTTTGATAAAAAAATAATAATATTTTACCTAATTTTTCACAATTAAAAATGTGTTGTTTTTTCTTTTCCTATAAATAATTATATAAAGTCCTTTTAGAGATTCCATACATTAGACATATTTCTGAGACAGTGAGATTTCTTTTATCATATAATAGTTTCATTCTTTTAATTTTATTAAGATCAAGTTTTCTAGGACGCCCTCCTTTTCTGCCTCTAGCTCGAGCTCCTTCAAGTCCTTTTCTTATTCTTTCCCTAATTAGATTCCTTTCTTGTTCTGCTAAAGCTGCCATGATATCAAACATAAATTTCCCTTGGGAAGTAGTGGTATCAATTTGGTGAGAAAGAATATGAAGATGGATATTTTTTTTATTCCAGGATTCTATAAGTTGGAGAAGCATGCTAGTTGAGCGTCCTAATCTATCTAGAGTAGTAACTGTGACTATATCTCCTATTCGTAAACAACCACTCATTTTTTCAAATCCGGGACGTTTTGCTTTTGATCCGCATACTATATCGGTAAAAATTTTTTCACACCCCGCGATCTCTAAATTAGCTCGTTGATAGTCCAGGGATTGCTTAGGAGTGGAAATTCTAGCATATCCAAATTTCATAAATTTTTACCTATTTTAAACAATTTTTAATTGGATAAAACCAAATAAAGAAACATATCATATTATCCCTATAAAATCTACAATTAAATTCATTTTTTACATTTCTTTTTTTCTTTTTTGCAGTTTTTCCAACTCCACATAGCAAGGAAAAAAAGAAATATTCCTGCTATCCAGTAGAAATATTTAGCAAGCATCATTAGAGATGCGTAGAGAAATAGAGTCATATTTTCGTCCTTTTATAAAGTGCATAAAACTATAGAGAAGGATTATAAATGCACATAGATTTTTGCGCAAGTTTTTTCGTTTTTATTTTCCCCTTTTCAGTAAAAAAAATATTTTAATAGTCCAGGTGCATAAATGGGTGATTTATTTACCTATTTCTGGTATATTAGAAAAACCTAAACTTTAAGAGGAATCAAAAGTGAAATTTTCAAAATTAATGTGTCTAGGATTTATATTTTTAGGAGGAATAACCCTTTTGCCAGATGAATCTAAAATAGAAACGTATCATGTTTCATATATAGGATATGAACATGAAAATGTTGGTGTTTCTTTTCCTGTTATAGGATATCGCTATCAATACGGTTCTTATATATTAGACCTCAATGGAGGTTATAAATATATTAAGACATTAGCTTCTCCTTTTCATTTTGGTAAAATAGGCATTAATGGTTATAAATCTTTTATTTCTACCATTGAAGGACAAATCTATGCAGGCGTAGGAATTGATTGCATAGGAATTCAAACTAAAGTTCCTTCTAAAAGGAAAGAAAGGAGTTATGGCTTTCATCCTTCTGTGTCTATTGGACATGAGGTTTATATTGGGGAAGATAAAAAATTATTTACAGAAATTGTTTATAAACCTTATGAAGTGGGGAAAAACAAAAATACTTTTATCCATTCGGCTTCCTCTCGTATCGGAATTGGCTTCTGACACATTTCTTTTTTCTCTCTGGAGGCCTTCTATTAAGTTAGAGGGCCTTTTTCCTTGTTATCATTAAATTTTTAATTTAAAAATAAATTACGACAAACTCATACAACCATATTTGAGATAAGGAGAAAATATATGAAATCCGTTGAGTCCTCCCATCTAAAAACAGCCGAAAAATCTAATTCTTTAAGATATTTGTTGACTAAATTTGATAAACAGGGATGGGCAGCGGCCGAAAGAGCTCTCCCTATCCCATTTGATTTAGTCACCGTTTTAACCAATACCAACAAAAAAATTCCGGCATGGTGGAATAAATGTATCTGGGAGGGTCTCCATCTCAAAAAAGAGGATAAAGTAATTAAATGGAAAAGGAGATTATATGAACACCTCACCTAAAAAAACGGTAGGAGCGTATTCTTATGAATTCCAACAAAGACCTGATGAAAAAATTAATCCTATTGATCTTCAAAGACAAATTCATAAAGGAAATTCTAATGAAGATTCTTTTGAAAATCAGGTTAGAATAGCTGTAGAACGAGGAAAAAAATATTTAGAAGGAAATTTTTATGTAGTAGTTCTTTTTAAAAAGGAAAGACTTTTAAAGAATGTGGTTCGTCAATACTTTTTCCCAAGGAAAAGTTGTCCTACCCCTGAGTATGATCAGATTGTATATCACTATTTTCCTTCGGAAGAAAGATTAGATTTCTTATGGGTAGTTCCCGATAAACAAAGTACCATCGATCTTCCTCTTATGGGGAAGGAACTTCCGGAGGATCAACAAGAACTCGTACAATTTTCTAAAGATTTTAATAGCGGAAAACTCGATAGATTATGTGAGATATTAAATAAAAATCTTTAAAGAGACTTGCATTAAATTCTCATCGCTTTTAAATATGAATTAATTCATGAGACGTTTCCCTACGTTAATGGGCATGAATAAATTTAGAAGCCGTAATGCGATTCGCACTCGCTCTTGGAGTATACATGACAGACACAATAAATAACGTATCGGAAGAAATTCCGAAAGAGGAAGTCGTTAACCCTAGATCTGAGCCAGATCTAAAAACTCAGAGTTCAGATACTCCCGAGAATACTTCTTCTAAGTCTGAAGATAAAAGTAAAGATTATAACTTTAGACAGATGAGGGAGATTCTTGCACAACGTGATGAAGAACTTAGAATTTTGCGCGAGCACCAGGCAGCCGTTAAAGAAGAAGAGCTTGGAGAAGAAGATTTAGTCGAAGGAAAGCATCTTAAAAAAGGCCTTCAAGAGATTAAAGAAATAATTCGGCAAAAAGAACTACAAACGGTCCCCGACCGCCTCCGGAGCAAATTCCAAGATTTTGATCAAGTTGTAACTAAAGAAAACCTGGAAAAACTAAAAGAAACTGAGCCTGAAGTGTACCTTCATCTCCGAAGCGGAAATGGTGAAAGCCTAAGTGCGAATGATCTTTTTACTAAAGGTGTTGCAGCGTATAAAACCCTCACCACTATGGGATTTTCCCAAGATAGTCACGATTATATGAAACAAAAAGACCACGTACAATCCAATCATAAGAAGCCTTTAAGCGCTCAAGCTATTAAAGGATCGGGGGCTCTCCACGAAGCAAATATTTTTGCCAATGGTTTGACTCCTGAATTGAAAAAACAGCTTCAAAAAGAGATGATAGAAGCAGCGAAAGCTCGGTAATAACCGAGGTATCTCATGACCACAACAACTACTGTTTTACCCGCTCCGGTTCAACAGAGCTTTTCTTATAAGCTCTTGTCTGTACCGGTTCCTTATATGATTCATAATATACCTGCGATGCTTAAGAATATGCCCCGAAATGGCGGTACTACTCTTAGAATGCGTAGATATAATCCTCTTGCTACAGCTATTGTTCCTCTAGGAAATACGGGAGTAACTCCTCCAGCCCAACAATTGACGGCTGTCAATATTGATGCAGAAATAGATTTTTATGGAACTTATATTATTCTTAATGAACAAGTTACTTTACAAAACCAAGATCCGGTACTTAATGAAGCTTCCCAACGTCTTGGGGTTTCTCTTCGTCAGACTGAAGATGAACTTACACGTAATATGCTTGCTTCAACAGCTTCCTTCATTAACTGCACTGGAGGAACAAACGGCGATAATCCCACCGAAATTACTAGATCAGATATAGACACTGTTATTCGAACGTTAGCAGATAACAATGCCTATACGATCGCTGATAATATTGAAGGAGAGGACCGATTCGGAACAGCTCCCGTTAGAGATGCTTATTTTGCTTTAGGAAGCACTCAATTAATTGGAGATTTAGAACAAGTTCAGGGTTTTATTGCGAAGGCGCAATATCCTTCACAAATGTCTACCTTAAGACCCGAATGGGGAAGTGTTTCTAATTTACGATTCCTTCTTTCGAGTATTGGAAGTGTATTTTCCAATTCTTCCCTATTAGGAAAGAATATTTTTAATGTTTTCTGCGTAGGAATGGAAGCTTATGCAGTTGTCGAGCAAGATGGATATAGTGCTCAATTTATCTATCGACCTCCTATTTATGACGGACCTTTAGCTTTGAATGCTAGTGTGGGATACAAATTTGCCCAAGTTCCAAGAATTACAAATGATGCTTGGGTTTTAAACCTAGGCTGTACACTATCTTAAGGAGGAATAATGAGTACAATAATACAACAAGGAAGATTTACTTCTACCGGGGAAGCTAAAATAATTCCTCTTAGATCTGACCTAGATTGGATGGAAGTTTATAATACCACTGTTGCTGATAATGATACTCAAACTACTGCGGTAGGAGTACAATTTTATTGGCAAAGAGGAATGGCAGTTGCATCAGGTATTGAATATAAAAAATCCGATGCTGCCAATGCGGCTCAGCTCACTACAGGTTTTACTTTAATAGATCCTAATGCAGGCCCTTCTGCCCCCGTCGCTGGAACTATCATTACAAAAGCTTCTCCTCCTGTGTGTACAGCCCCAGCTCATGGATTTCAGAATGGAGATACAGTGGCATTTAGTGATTTAGCCCAAATGCCTCAACTTTCCACTTATACATTTACTATTGATAATGTTACGACTAATACTTTTGAATTATCATTTTTTGATACTAATACTCCTAATTTTACCCAGGAAACTTCTTTTAATGTACGTTCTTTTCCATTTTTTGAATGGAAAGGGGGATGGGCTGCTATTAGTTCAATTATTAAAGGAGGAACTACTCAAGTACAACTTACAACGGCTGAAGTGGAAGAAGCCTATGAAGTAGGAACGGTATTGAGATTTCAGATTCCGTCGGAATATGGAATGACTCAATTAAATGGATTATCCGGTACTATTTTAGTTTATAATGCTCCTACTAATACCTATACAATAGATATTGATTCAAGTTCTTTTACTGATTTTGTTTTTCCAGGGCCAAGTGCGGTTCCTTTGAGTAATGCATCAGTTCAAGTAATTGGTTCAATCAATACCAATGTTTCTACAGATGCAGTAGATAACGTAGTGAGCTGAGCCGCATTGGCAGCATCGGATTTTTTATATTCAATACCTGATGCAACTGCCATTCCTCTTTGCCAATAAAATTGTACTCCTACCGCAGTAGTTTGAGTATCATTATCAGCAACAGTGGTATTATAAACTTCC